TTTCGTCTGCAAGCGACGCGGCGGAGAGAAGATTCCGAGTACCCGAACTTTCGGGCACTAACCCGGCCAGATCGGGGCCCCCATCAGCCAACTCATCGAGTCGGGTTTGGAGACGGTCGAACTCATCGACCCGTTCCATCAACTCCCGGTTGTTACGCATCAGCGAGAGCTGCTCCGCCGCAGCGTTGACTTCTTGGAACACGGAGAAGTCGCCGCCGATAGTCCGCATCGAAATGTCACGGGCACGAGCCGACGGCGCATGAGCAAGAATCTGCTTCGCCTGGTCCGGCATCTGCGACATAACCTTGTCGGCGTTGAGCACCGCAAGCCGCGACCCCATATCGGACGCTTCGTCAAGCTGCGACCCGACCCGCGCGTACGCACCGGATTGCATGAACGAATCAACCCGAGATGTCGTGAACGTCTGCTGAATCTGACGGGCACGGCGAAGCTGTTCGGGCGACTTCGTGAGCAGACTGTTCTCGCCCAACATGCGGCCAGGCATCGGACGGAACCCGGTGCCGCCACCGATCACTCTTGTCGGAGTCAATAGGCGAGAACTGTTCCGACCCAACGAACGCACACCGCCCGCAGCATCCACCAGATCACCGGTTCGGGCGATCACCAGCGACCCTCGGGCAGCGCCGATCACGCCGCCGGTTGCTACCCCGATCGGGTCAAGAAACTCCTGCGCGAAATCTGCGAACCCGGATACAAGGTTGAACATGGCCGACGACGAAACGGCGTTGTATTCCTCATCGTCGAACGGGTTGACTTGCCAGAGCGCCGCGGCAAACGATTGCCCAAACGTGCGAGCGTCGTTGATCTCGTAGGCACGCCGCCATGTGTCCGTGTTAAAGAAATGTTGGATGCCGTCTTGTCCGGCAAACGACGCCACCGAAGCAAGTGTCCCCAACGGGCGATCGACGAGCTCTTGCATCGTCCAATCCCACGCCTCCAACGTCGGGGTGATGATCGAACGGCCCGGCCCTCGGACCCATTCCGGGAGCGCGCCAATGAGCCCGCCACCGATGCCTTCGGGACCGATCGCTCCCTGAAGCACACCGCCGATCAGGTCATCTTGGATCGTGCCGAACAATTCGCCGGCCGCACCGGAGATGTCGCCGTCGAGAAGTTCGCCGCCGACACCGCCGACAAGATCGGTGACGATGTTGACCGACCCTTCAACGATGTCCGTGGCCCCGCCCCAAATGTCGTCTAGAAACGAACCCACGTCACTCGCCTCTGTCGATCAGTTCTCCGGGGTCGCCCACGAAACGTTTCATCTTGCGAACCGTGTTCCGCAGATGAGGCGACGCATACTGATCCGATGCCAACGCTTCCAGCATCGGCAACAGCGACGCCGTTCGCTTGCGTCGGGCCAGGTCAGTTTCGCGTGACGGGACAGGCGTAGTCGCCCGTGTCCCGACAGGTTCACTCGGCCGTTCGGTCGGGCGGGAGAATGGTGTTGCCCCAGGCCGTGCAGGGGTAGGCGACGGCTGCTCGACCTGAGGCAACGGGATAGCCTTCTGCGCTTCTTCTTGCGCAGTGGCTTGACCGTAAGTCTGGCCTGTGGCGGTCGCGACCTTCTGGCCTTTTCCTGTCCGCGGCATCAGGCAACACCCAACTGTGCGAGCATGTCACGCAACCCGCCGGGGCCTTCTTCGCCGGGCGGAGCCGCAGTCATCGCTTCGGCACCAGCACCGGGCAGGGCGATACCGGGCTGTGCTTCGGGCGCGGTCGGCGCAACCATTTCGGCCTGCCGTTCCTGCGCTTCACGCTGCACCTTCTCGACCGCCTCAGCCAGATTCGCCTTGTCCTCTTTCACGAGCCGGATGATCCGGGCCAGGTCGGATGGCGGGATCGCGCCGCCCGCCGCTTGCTGCTGAATGCCCGCAAGCAACGATTCTTCCAACTGCTCAGCCACCACCGCATCAGCCTCAGCCTCCACATCCTCGACCAGCGGATCAACCAGCATGAACGACTTCTTCGACAGGGTGCCCATCTGGACCCGCTGCCCACCGGAGATCACAAGGTTGTTCATGTCTGCGCCGGCGTGCGAGTACGATACCTTGTTGGCGTCGGACGTGAAATGCTTCGACGGCGTGTAGTCCACCTGCCCGTGCGTCTTACCGAACGAGACGTAGAACGACTTGGGACGGTCAGGGTCGTACTCCTTCGCCATCGCGATCGCCAACTGGTTTTCGGTGGTCATGCCACGGGCGATCGTCTTTTGTGCCTCTGCGACACCGAAGTTCACAGTCGCCGCCAACACCGCTTCGCCGCGACGGTTCGTCCGAATGTTCGATGCGGACTCGCCGCCGAACTCGGCCGGGATGTTGGCCTGCAACCGCTGCGCCCGTTCAAGACGGTCGATCGCAGGGTTCGTCATAAACCCCGGCTGCAACTGCATGTCTCGCAGTTCGCCGCCACGGACAACGCCGATCTCTCCGGTGATCCCGTTCGCAGGGTTTACGATCTTGGGTTGTTCGCCGGCGTTGCCGATCAGCCACGTATCCGGGAACACACCCTTTTCGACGGCAAGGACTTCCAACGCCATCAGTTTTGCTTGCTGCTGGAACATGCCCATGATCCCGTCGAACTGACCCACCGGGTCATCGAGAGAGATCCGGTCAGAAACGGTCGCGGGGGTGCGGCCGATCCGGTTTTCGGTCTGTTCAAGTAGAGCGCACACGGGACCGGATGTTCCGTGCAGTCCGGTGTAGATGCCACGGTAGGCAACCAACGTCATTTCCTCATCGTTCATGTACTCGATGAGCGTGACCTGAGAATGAGTTTCAGTTTCGACGTTCTTAAACAGCTTGGTGTGAGCGTCCGGGTAATGCTGACGGAGCCATTCGACGGGGCGTTCGTAGCCGAACACGATATCGGCCGGCACGGAATCGGAAGTGACCACCGGAGAAGGGTAGGAACACAACGGGTCACGGTTCACCCAGCGAGGGATGCCGACCTTGGCGTCCCATCGGATCTGCGTGACCGCTTCGGAATAGCCGATAAAGTGCCGGGCACGTTTCGCCAAGTGAAGATCCATCGCTGACTGTTCCCACCATCCGTAGATGGCGTGCTTGCGGATGGCTGCGTACTGGCGGGCACGGTCGGAATGGTTATCGGTCGGGGGGCACAGCAGGTTCGGGGTGACCGACGCGATCCGCATCGCGGTCTGATCGAGTCCTTGCGCGAGAAGGTTCGCGACTGCGGCCTGTTCGGTGCGGGAGATCTCCGGCAACGGGACCACAATGTCGCCGTTGTATTGGTCGCGGACCTGCTTCTGCCGGGCCTTGCGTCGAGAATGTGCCGATGATCGTGTGTCGTAGATCGACACCACTTCTTCCGGTGTTTTCATCTTGTGCCTTCAAGCATCCAACTCGGTCGCCACTGTGGCGTCTGCTCCACTACCGGCGTCCACAACTTGTCAAGGTTGTGTTCCACAAACCATTGTGCCATGACACAATCGTCGGTACGCGAACCCGTCCCCTCAGCATTCCACTTCGTGACCTCATTCACAAGCAGCAATGAGTGCGGGCGGGCATCGGTCCGCTGTTTGCCCGGCAACCGGATACGGCCATGACGGTACAACGGGGCCAACATTTGCACCCCGTACTTCGGGTCGCCTTTGTTCCGAGAGTGCGTGTAATGCGGAATCAACTCTACGCCTCGCAGCGACGACCACCGCTTAAAATGGTCGTACTGGAGAATGAACTTCTGCGCCGCGTTAGCTTCCACAATCCAATGCGTGATCCGACGGCCCATGTCGTTCGATATCTGCCACCAGTCCTCAGCGACCCCAGTAAACCTGCCGTTGGCGTGATCCCAGTCAAGAAACGACGGAGCGTCCATCTTGCGACGGTACGACTCCAACAGGTACCGGTACTCCGTCTCGGGCACATACGCCCAACAGTTGTGGACGACGATGTTTTCTGCGACGAACTCGTGGCAGCCTTCGATGCCAAGGTCATACACCGGCACGGTAGGCCCAGCGGCTATACTGGTGATATGCCGAACCAATACGGAACTGTCATCTACGACCGGGCGTTCATCCGCGACCGACAAGTCACCACCGAAAACGGATGCTGGCAATGGGACCGGTGTCGCGACCCCCGAGGCTACGGCCGGATCAGTCGGAACTCGGGCGAAGCACTCGCCCATCGACTGTCCTACCGAATCTTCCGGGGCGACATCCCCGACGGCATGACCGTCGATCACATGTGCGAGAACACGTCCTGCGTCAACCCCGACCATCTTCGTCTGCTCACGACCAGCGACAACGCCCGGCTGTCGTCTGCGTCGATCAACCGCCGCAACCGCACTCACTGCGCCAACGGGCACCCATTCACCGGGGACAACTTCTACGTCGCCACCAAGAAGAACGGAACCAAACGTCGCATCTGTCGCGCCTGTGCCAAAGCCGCCAACCGTCGGCATCGTGCAAAGGTCATCGCCAACCGCAAGCGAACCGGCTAGCCGCCACCCGGCAGGTGTAGCGACGCGATGATCGGCGGTCACCCGCAGGACATCGCCGCTCGACGTTTCGATATCCAGCGTCGCTTTCACGCCCTTGTAATGAAACTGCTCTACGGTACGCCACCCCTTCCTCGTGAGCGCAACGTCACCGACCTTGACTTCTTCGATGGGGACACGGCCGCGGCGAAGCGTGACACGCTGCCCCTCTGCGACACACTGCAACGCCCAAAAGTTCGCAGGCGACGGATCAGCCGACGCAACGATGATCGGGTCGCCGGCCATGTTCTGCGGTAGCTCCCACAGGTCACGGTCGGAATCCCAACAGCCCACATGGTCTACGCCGTCGCGGCCAACACCACCGGAGATCCACACCGGATCGACAAGCACCGCCGCCGGATCGGTGTCCTCCTGCTGATACAGAACCTCGAACCGGTCAGGGGTCTGCGACTTGATATGCCGCAACTTCTTCCACGGCAACCGGCCCGGATACAGCAAACATCCCTCGGGCCACGGCTTCAACGACCTGGCGTGCCTGCCCGTACACAACTCGCCGTAATGGGCCTTGTAGACGAGATGGTGATACTTGCGAACAACAGCGCCGGCGACCAACGGTGTTTCACTAGGCGAACCATGAAAGCCTTGTTCCGACCTCTCGTCGGACACCATGCCGGTAGCCGCCGGCGCTGTGCCCTCACCGTACACCGTTTCGGGGTCGGCGTCATCATCGTCTAGGTCGTCCTCGTCGATCGGTGCGGCCTTGTCCAGACAGTACCGGTAGATGTCATCGGACGACATGCGTTGCCCGTTCACGACCAGCAGACCGCCAGGCTCCAGACGGGTTTCGGCAACCTCATCCCACCACTTGAACATGTCGTTTCGGGATTCCATGTTGCGCATCTTGCGCGGGTCCCACACGTCGTCCCAGATGACGAGATCGAAGCGGCCACCAAGGAACCCGGAGTCCATACCGAACGCCGACCATGTGGCTTCTTTCTGCGACAGAGGCTTGCCGTCGGGTTGCAGAACAGTGAACTCCTCGGCCCGCCAAATCTCTTTCGCTTCCGGCTTGAACGCACCGAAATCCTGCTGCATGGTCCGAACCGCATCGACAGCGAGCCCTGCCCGCACATCGTTTAGCTCGGCCAGCGCCGGATGTTCACGCTCGAACTCGGCACGCAACCGGCGCGTGTACCACTCGGCTGTGCGTTGCGTGTGCGAACCGATCATGCCTCGGATCGCACGGTTCCGGCACGTCGCCCACGCCGGCAGCACCTTCGCAAAAAACGTGGACTTGCCAGACCCAGGAGGCGCGTTGATAACGACGTATTCCTCGTCGGACGTTTCGGACAGTTCAACGATCTTGTCGGTCGCCTCCAACTGCCACGGCATCAGAATGATCCCAAAGTAGCGAAGCGCGAACTTTTCGATCGAATCCCAACACTCCTGAACCTCGCCAACGAGAACGTCATAAGCCGGAATCTCCGACACCCCCACCCTGTCCGCAACCTCTAACGCCTTGTTGTAATTGACAGGCCGGTGAGTGCCGTTCTCAGCGTTGCGAGCAGAGTAATAGTTGACACCCGACTCGATCGCAGCCTGGCGAAGCGACATCGTTCGACGAAGCACAAGAAACTGCGTCCACGCCTCGATGGATGCCGGTCTGCCTGACGCCATGCGTTGGCTCCTTCTGTCAATGGTTCACCGAGGATAGTAGTGTGCGGACACCGCAAACGAAAGGAACCCGCCTGATGGCAGCCACCCAAACCAGCCGCAGCCGCAAACCACCCGCCCGTCAAGCCATCACCACGACCCGCTGCCCGTGCTTCATCCACCAATACCCGCCCTGCGCCAAAGAATCCTGCACCAACCAATGCGCCAGCGGACCATGCAACCAAGGCCAGCAACCTGACCCAAACCGTCACCCCACACCCACCTGACCCAACCCGTCACCACCCACCCAAAGTTACCGACCAGTAACAACCAACCATCTGCTACCATCAACCTCGCCGCCACCTCACCCCGGCATCAAACGGGTGAGGCCACCACTGCAACTGGTGAGCGTCGCCCGTCAGAGGGGCCACCGAGTGCTGCCCGAGAAACGACGGCCCCAGTTACCCGAGAAGGGGCGGACAGCACCAGCCACCCAACTGAGAGCGTGGCCGGCGACCAACCGAAACTGGCGGAGGGAAACCCGGGACTCCCACACACACCCACACAGCACACACAACCACACCACCAAACCCACAAACCAAAACACCCCACCCACCAATAAACAGTGAGTAGTAGCGGGGGGGCTCGGCACTCGGGTGGGTCGAGGTTGCGAAGATAACTTGCAAGTTTGGCTGGCATCCCCCCATCGCAAGGGCCACTCGCAAACCGGACGGCACCGGGACGGGAACGGAAACCACCCCTTCGACTAGAAACGAGCGTAGCGAGACATACGGGACGGGACTGGTCGGGTCGGGTTGGTGGTGGTGGTGGTGGGCGCGAGAGAGCCCCGCCGGTTTGTGGCCGGCGGGGCTCTGTCGGGCGGGGATAGGTTGTGGGGTTAGGTGATTGGTTGGCCTTTCGCTGCCCGCTCGAATGGTTCTGCGAATAGCCGGTCGGCTCTCCGTTCCGCTTTGTCTGCCCATCCTGCGGTGTTGGTGGGTCGATGTTCGATGAGTCCGAGTTGCCATGCGCAGTAGGCTGCGGCGTGGTCCCGTTTCGGTTGGTGCTCGAGCTTGTAGATCCAGGCAAGCACGTAGTCGGGTAGTAGCGCGGTGACGTCATCGGGGGCCGGTGGGACGAGTGCCCGGATCTCATCGGGGTCGTGCCACGCGAGATCAGCTACCGCGGCGAGGTAGGCGGCAAGGTTGTCGCGGTCGCCTAGCCGTTGCGACAGTCTGAATCGGTCCTCCCGGTCGATTGTCACTGTCGTTTCCGGGTCTGCCCGGCCGGCGTGGACCGTGGTCGTGTCGTCGAATGTCACGACGAACATTCCCGCGTCTGCCAGCTTGCGGGCGGACAGGATGAGCCGGCGGGTCTGGTCGGTTCCGGTGAGTGTCCGTGTAGTCATCGGTCTAGCGCCACCTTCTGTAGCCATGCGACGTCAGTATCAGCGATCCCGAACGAGTAGCGCACGCCCTCTACCGTTTCGCGTGCGGAAACTGTCAAGCCGTCCCACTCGCGGGTGAAGGCGCGCAATTTGCCGCCGTCGTCGTAGTAGAGCCAGCCGTGTGCGTTGCGTCCGATTCTCATGGGATCATGCCTCGCACGGGTGCGGAGCGAACACGGCGACGAACTCTTCCACAAGGTCGGGGTCGAGATGCCATGTAGTGCGGTCGTCGCCGTTGAACTGCCCCCACGAGTGAAACAGTTCGGCCCGGCCGTACCGGTGCGAGTAGACGACCTGCACGGTGGGCCCGCCGCAGGTGAAAAGTATTTGCGTTTCCTCTGGTTCGGTTGCAATCTGGTCGTATTTGATCCGGGCCGTGTGCTCGACGTCGAGAAGCTCATAATCTGCCCATTGGTGGGCCCAATCGGCGCGACTGTCGGCATGTTCGCGGCCGTAGCCCATATGGATCGCCCGGTCGAGATGGTGGCCGGATTCGTCGGGGTCGTCGTTTCGGATCATCCAGAGAACGGCGGAGATATCCGCCTCCAGCTCGGATGCGTAGGTCTGGATGTCGGTTCGGTGGTCGGTGGTCGTCATGGTTTCGGTTTCCTTTCGGGTTAGTGGGAGGTGAGCGCCAAATAGGCGAACAACAGGAGGAGAAGAAGCGTCGGGATCATCGGTCGGGTCACGAGTGGAGCGAGAACGAACGGACCGACCGGGAATCGTCGGTCGAATGCAACGAGGCGAACGCGTCCGCAAATTCGTTCACGAACCATGTCGGCGCGTCGGTCGCCGTCAGGCCGGCGACCGAATGAGCGACCCGATGAACGGAGATAGACAAACACGGGTCGAATTGCAGCATGCGCATGGCCGCGTGATGGGTCTCCCCCGCCGCGTCGCGGACACGCTCCCAATTCCGCGCGAGCTCGGAAACCTCGCCCACCGGGTCCACCCCTCGCATCCGTTCGCCCCAATGGGCGAGGCGACGCAACGCGTCCGCGGCGCGGAACGTCTCCGCGATCGCCTCTGTCGGGAAATACGTTTCATAACTCATGGTTTAGGTTCCTTCTCTTGTGGTGTCTGTTTAGTATCGGCCGTCTCCCCACGGAATGCAAGGGTATCGGGCAAAGTTTCCCACAATTTCTCAATGCGAGGAACGAGGACCGAATCCTTGCAACTACCAGTTGCGAGCCGGCCTTGCACCGCGCGAGCTCGGACGTTTCCACTGGCAGCGGTAACTGCCGGATACTTCGGCAGCGGTAACTGCCGGATACTTCGGCAGCGATACCTGCCCGTCGGCCGCAAGCAGGTTCGGGCGGGCTATTCGACGCGGGTGACGCCGATGAACCAGCGGGGGACGGACCCTGATCGTTTCCCGAAGGCGATGCCCCATTTTTGGGGGCGGGTAGCGACGGCGGGTTTGCGTCCGGTGAGTACCCGGAGCCAGGGGCCGGTTGGCCCGAACAGGAGGCTCATGGTGTTCGATGGTAGCATCCGGTTTCGGGTGGTGGGAAACTTCGACTGGCCGGGCGGCAGGCGAACGGGTCGGGGTGGGGGTGGGGATATTTTTTCTGTTGGTGTGGTGCGGGAAACTGTGGGCGATGCCGGGTTCGTTGACCCTACCTGTTGACGGGTTATCCACCGTTTGCTACCGTGCGTTCCACAACGAAAGGAACGACATGACGAAACCATTGAACGGCCAGCCGGTGCTGGTGTCCATGACCTACGAGGAAGCGGTGATCGTCACCACCGCGCTCGGAGTGTACGGGACACGGCTCTCCGAGTTGGGAGCGGATCGTGCAGCGAAGGTTGCCGATGATCTTGCCGATCGGATCGACGAGGTTTCGACCGTCGCGTCCGAGAACTGGGCTCGCAACAACGGGGTCGCTGTTGCCGGCGACGAGTTCAAGTGGGACGGGAGCGGGTTCTGATGGCTGTCAAGAACGTCGGCAAGTTCTGTTCGGGGTGCGGGGAGCCAGTGTTCGGCCCGTGCCCGGAATGCAACCCGAACGTGACGCCGTTGCGTCGCCGGTTCGGTTCGACCCCGACGGCTGAGGTTCGGATCGAGGAGATCCAAGAGGAAATGTGGGTGTCGTTGTCGGTGCAGGGGCTGAATGATGCGCTCCCGCCGATCGCTCGCAAAGAGTTGAACGACCTGCTGGCGATGGCGGCGACGTTCCAGTACGAGAACGAATCCGATGACCGCTGATCGCCGGCGCTGCTGGAAATGCGGCGACACTCTCACCATCGCGACTATCCGATGGGGACGCGATACCAAACCGACCGAATGGTTCGTACACCGATCCACCGGAACGCCCAACTGCTTGAAGGAAACCAATGCCGACATTCTGTAAGAACTGCGGAGAACCTGTTGCGTTCGACAACGACAAGTTCTTCCCGTCCGAGGACTACGCCCGGCTGGTCGTCACGACCGCCAGGGTGGCCCGTGTTGCGCCCGACGGCATCCTGTCGCCGTCCCATGAGGCGACGCTTGTGATGCCACGACACGCCGTGTGGGTGGCGCTACGGGCGATGGGGCTGTCGTACACGCAGATCGGGAAGCTGGCCGACAGGGATCATACGACGGTGATGTCCGCTATCCGGCGTGCCGGGCCGGAGATCACCGGGTTGGCTGATCGGGTGATGGCTGATCTCGGCTGGGAGGCTGTCCGATGACTGACCCGACACCCGACTGCCGCGCACCGTCTAACGCTGGCCGACACCGCCGAGCGTGCGGGCTCCACGGGCCCACCTGGACCACCAAACAACGCGCAGCCGCCGACCTGGCCGACACCCACAAACCCGTGCAGTGCGCCGCAGGCTCGTGGCACGTACTTGTACGGGCACAGCCGATTTACTGCTGCGTTTGCTGACATGGCGACGCAGGCAATGTTCGCAATCATCGGGGTGCTCGCACTGCTGCTGTCGGGTGCCGTGTTCACGGTGTGGGTTCAATGCAAGATCGAAGCTGCTGAGCGTTCGGCGGCTGACAAGGAAGCAACCAACGAAAGAGAAGGATGGAAACCATGAGTTTCGAGTTGACCGACGAAGAAGCCGAGGCGATGGCGTGGCTATTCTGCGATCCCGACTACGAGTTTCGTGGCCGGCGAGGCCCCGTATTGGCTGCGGCTGCGAAGCGGTACCGGGAAACCCGGATCGTAGTTGGCGACATCGTTCACCACGCCAAGCTCGACGACACATGGGCGGACCGTATGGAAGTCGTCCACGTCCACGCCGGGTACGCATGGGTGGCCGACGCCGATGGCGACCACATCATCACCAGCACCAGCAGTCTGAGAAAAGGGGAGCGGCCGTGACGATCGAAACGGGCATCGCCCTCGTCATCCTGGCTGCGATCATCGTGCCGACCCTCTGGTACGTCTGGACAACCCGCGACGACGACCTCGAAACGATGTCACACCACCGTGACACCATGAAAGCACTCAACAAGGAGAACAAGACATGAACGGAACCAACGACATCGCCACAGTGTGGGCCGACTATCAGGTCCACAAACGCAACGAGGCCGGCAACAAGCCGACCGCTGCGGACACACTCAACCGGTGCTCCGCCACCGGGTCGTGCCTGCGGCAACGTGCGTTCGGTGCGCTGGAAATCCCCGAGACGCACACGATCGAGTCGGGCACGCTGCTCGCGTTCGACGTGGGCAACACGATCCACGAGTCGTTGCAGGAGGCGGTCATGTGGGCCTACCCGGATTCGGAGATCGAGACACCGATCGACCTGTCCCAACTGGGACCGTCGCTGTCGGGGTCGTGCGACGGGCTGATCCGTCGAAGCGGGGAACCGTGGGCGATCCTGGAGATCAAAACGGTGTCGGGGTACGGCGCGAAGATCGCCCGCGAGTCGGGTGTCCCGAAGCGGGAACACGTCGCGCAGGCTGCGTTGTATGCCCTCGGGACGGATGTCCCGAACGTGCTGATCGTGTACGTCGCTAAGGAAGGCGACTTCCGGTCCGGTACGAAACCGGGCGACATGTTCGAGTGGCTGATCGGAATGGACGACGAGGCCGTCGATGGCTGGTCGCCTCGGATGCTCGCGCAGCAGGAGTTGGATCGGTTCCATACCGTCGAAGAAGCGATCGAGGACGGAAAACTACCGGATGCGTTGGCTCCAGAGGACGACGGCGAACTCGTGCTGATCGACGCTCCCGGCCCCTACGGGAAGCCGGCGAAGGGCAAGTATTGGGGGTGCCGGTACTGCCGGTGGCGGGATCTGTGCGTCGAGGTCGGCCCGACCGACGTGTACCTCGGGGACATCCGATGACCCGAAGCGACGCGGTGCGAGAGGCAGCGGCGATTGTTCGTCGTCTGCTCGCAGACAAGATGCCAGAAACACCCGATGAGGACAGCGGCATCATGCCAGCCATTTTCGATCTGGAAGATGGGAGCCCGATGGTTGCGGGCGAAGTTGTGTTGGCGCTGGTGTGGGTCATCACGGCGAAAGCGCCCGAGATCGGAACGGATTCTTGGGCACCGTTTGTCCTGTCGCTTACGGACATGATGGAAGAAGGAGCCGACGTGTTGGAGGTTGAAGAATGAGTGGTGAACAGTTGCGTGCGCTGGCGAAGCGGGTGCCGGCGCATTACATCCAGAAGAAGCCGGGCGGGTTTGCTGCCGATTACATCTCGCATTCGGAGATCACGCAGATGCTTCTGGCGAAGCTGGGTCCGTTCGATCAGCGGATCGTGGAAGTGATCCGTAGCCCGGAGGGTGTGGTCGATGGTGTCGTGCTGGAAATGACGTTCGAGATCGACGAACGCACGGTGACGGTGCAGGAGGCCGGCGATTGTGACCATCCGTCAAAAAACAACGGGTCGAACTTGAAGAACGCGGTGTCGTCGGCGGTGAATCGTTGTGCGATGCGTGTCGGGCTCGGGTTGGAACTCTGGTCGCGCCAATTCTATGTGTTGGATCAAGCGTTGGAAGCGAAGCACAACAAGGAAGGGGCCGATGATGGCGCTGAATGAGGGATACACCTACCTGCACGGGAACCTCGTGCGAGGGTGGGAACAGAAAACCACGAAAGACGGGAAGCTGCTGTGGGAGAACACGTTGGCCTATCAGCCGAAGAAGGACGACGTGACCGAGTGGGTTCGCCTCACGATCTGGCCGTCAAAAGACGACTCGTCGGATGATTCCGAGGGTCGTGCCGTTGCGGACGGGTCGGGCAAGGGGACGCGTGTGCTGGTGCGTGGTGTGTTGAAAAAGGGCGGCTACACGAACAAGGCCGGTGAGGCGGTGACGACGTGGGATCTTTCGACGTGGGCTGTTGGGGTTGTGCCTCGTGCGCCGCAGGGTGAGCGTCGTTCGGATCGCCCAGCGGCGGCTGCTGCTCCGGTGTATGCGGCCGACGAGGAACCGTTCTGAGATAAGGCTGGACAGCAGGCGACCCCGGCAGTGTCGGTTGACACTCACACCGGGGCCGTCTACTGTTCACGCACCACACACAAACGAAGGCCAGCGTAGCAGGCCGGGGCACGGGCAGCGAGTCGAAGTAGCTGCGAAACACTTACCGCGGGAATGCGGATCGTGTCGGTGCGCCTCGCCAACAGTTGGAACATGCCGAAGCGTGGCGCGCCACCCCCACCTTGGGGGACTATGGGGGGGGCATAAAAATGGTGCGCCCGCCAGGGCACAAAGCCCTTACGAAACGAACAATCACGAAACGGACGTGTGATGGGTGACTACGAAACCTGCACCGAGAACGGATGCAACCGCCGGCAACGACGTGGACACGACCTCTGCGGTTTCCACCTCTACAGCCCCACCAACAACAGAAACGAATCTGAATCTGTTGGTGGTGCAACGGTGCAGCCGACATGCGTGGACTGCGGCAAACGATCAGGGTTCCACCCTGTCACCGGGCAACCGGATGAGCGTTGCAAACCGTGCTACGTCGCAGCGAAGACGGCACCGAAACCGGGCGAACGACGCGACTACCTGACCGCCGAACAGACCGCCGAAATGCTGGCAGAGTCGAGAGGCATCCCACGCGATTTGCACGCTGTGGAGAGGGTGGGTAGTTTACGGGCACTGTTGAAAGGCAACCAATGAAACGAACCATCACGGCAACAGCGGCAGCACTCCTGCTGACAGCTTGCACCCCGACCGAAGTAGCAGACTGGTACACCGCCCACGGCTACACGATCACCGCTGAACAAGCGACCGACATCGCAGAACTCGTGACCCGCGACTGTCTCCCCGGCTACAACTCCGACCCATACGTCGAATGCGCCATCGCGGACGCCGCCAACGCCTACAACCTGCCGGTAGACGACCTCGCTGCGGTCGCCTGGTGCGAGTCACGTCACGACCCCCACGCCCGCAACCCCCGATCGTCAGCTACCGGCCTGTTCCAATTCCTCACAGGCACATGGGAGTGGGTGCGTGAGTTGGGGGCACCGCACGCTCACGAGGACCGCACTCATGCGAGGGCGAATGCGTTCACTGCGGCGTGGCTGATCGCCCGCCCCGACCTTGGCGGCATCTCGCATTGGGTGTGCCAGCCATGACCCGCTGCTTGTTCTCCGATCGGATACCGCCCGACCCGGACCAGCCCCTGCCCGTCGTCCGTTACCGCGGCCGCATCTACCGGCAAGCGGACCGTGACGGCGGCTACTGGCACGACATCACCGACAACGAAAACGAAACGACATGACCAACTATCACGACGACGCCGAGGCCCTCGATGACCGCTGACATCCCGACACCGAACGTTTTCGACGGTTGGACCGTCGCTCGGTGTCACCCCGCCGAGGCCGTGGCCTTAAACGCCCAGTGGCACAGCCGCCTCCCCCACGCCCAAAAGGGGCCGTGGCGGGCGACTTTCATAGCCAAGAACGCCAACGAGTTGCCGATGGCCGTTGGACTCTGGCACAACACTTCGGCTCGGGGGCTGCCCAAGGACTGGCTAGAACTTCGCCGCTACGCCATCTCCCCGGACGCACCGAAGAACACTGCTACCTGGGCGCTTGCCCGGATGCAGAAGCTCATCGCAAGCGACTTCCCTGAGATCGTCAGGCTCATCTCTTACCAAGACTTGGACGCCCACCAAGGCACCATCTACCGGGCGGCGAATTGGACACCGGCATATTTCTCGCGCCCTCGCAACCGAGACCGGTCCACCCACCGGGTAGGGACTCAACGCCAGTACCGCAGTGACGCCAACGGCGACGCCCCAGCTAGCGCTGGAAAGATCCGATGGGAGATGTCGATGGTTGGCGAGGCTATTGACCCTCTCGCTTTCATTCCCACGCCCGGAGAGGCAACTCGATGACTGACACCCCGACACGCACAGAAACAGGAGAACCATGAGCCAACTCAACAACGTCAACCCGCCCCAAGCCACCGTCAAAGAAACCAGCCTCTCCAAACGCCCCAACGAAACACCCTCCCAATGGGCCAACCGCGTCGCCCAAGCCGCAGCCGCTAACATCGAGACACCATGACACTCCCCATCAGACAACCAACCATGCCCGCCGGCATCGAGTGGTACCCCAACGGCAAACTCTCAGCCAGCCAACTCGTCACCACCCCAGGCCAAGCGGGCGGAGCCGACGTTCGCCTACTTGCACCCGCCGCACGCGCATGGAAAGCACTCGTCGCAGCCGCAGCACGAGACGGCCACGTCCTGAAAGTTGCCACACCCGACCGCTCATACCGGCCCTACGCTTCGCAAGAAGCAATCTTCCGGGCACGGTACACGCCGCACCGGACGCCCGGCTACGGACGCCGATACTGGCAAAGACGCTGGTGGTCCAAGAAACCCGGCGTCGCAGCAGCAGCCAAACCCGGCACGTCCAACCACGGATGGGGCATCGCCGTAGACGTAGGCGAAGAATCCGACGGAGACACCGGAACCGAATCGCTCGACGCCGGCACGCTGACATGGTTGAAGATCCACGCCCACCGATTCGGCTGGTCATGGGAGCTCCAATCCGAACCGTGGCATCTGCGCTACTGGGCTGGCGATGCGATCCCCGAATCTGTTCTCGAACACGAATCCCGACACGCCCAAGGGGGCCAACCAATGCTGATCCAATACGGATTCTTCACCTACCTAAACGAAGGATGGCGCTACCGGTTCCTCGCCTCGCCGTCATCCGTCAAACAGTTCCGAGACGCCGGGCTTCCCGTCGTGAACCTCTCCAACGAGAACGCTGCCACCTGGCGTGCGTTGCGGGAAGAAGCGATCGCTGACGGTCGCCTCGTGGGCGAGCCCGAAGAAGTCGCTTCGACCTACCCCTGATGTCGAAAGCGAAACAGAAAGGAACCGTCGCCAGCGCATAAAAGGGTACACTCGTGGGCATGGGAAAACATGTCAACCGGAGACGGCGGACCGCCGCTGGCGAACGACTCTACGACCACATGGTCGTAGACGACGAAACGGAATGCTGGATATGGACTGGGGCTACAAACGCCAGCGGATACGGCCGCATCGGAGTCTGGCGAGACGACGGCCGATGCACTAACGCAGCCACCCACCGAGTCAGTTACGAGTACGACATCGGACCTATCCCCGATGGATTGCAAATCGACCACCTGTGCCGAAACCGGCTCTGCTTCAACCCTAAACATCTTGAACCCGTGACCCCATCGGAAAACGCCCGCAGGGCCAAGTCAGCCATCACCCATTGCCCATCCGGGCACCCGTATTCAGGGGACAACCTGATTCAGCGAAAGGGCAGGCGTTTGTGCCGAGAGTGCAGAAACATCTACAACCGGGCCTACATCGCCAGGAAGAAGGCCGAACGTGGCTAACCCCCCAAAGCAAAAGGGCACCAAGGCAGAAAACGAGATCATGGCGCTCCTACACGGGCACGGCATGGACGACGCTCACCGCACCGAAGCATCCCGCGCTTCGCACGACATCTGGTGCGACCCGATCGTGGTCGAAGTCAAGTTTCGCAAAGCGTGGGCGGTCATGGACTGGATACGCAAGATCCGCAACGCCGCCCCTGACAACCGGTGGGCGATCTACGCGATCCACGGCGACCGCCGCACCGCCGCCGGCAGCCAGGTCGGGACGGTAGCGATCATGGATGCGGAGTTCGCTACCGAAGTGTTGGCGTTCTGGCGGTCCTACGCCGTGCCGCTACCTGTCACTCGGCCTGAACTGGAGCGTTGAAGATAATCCCACGATCCGGGGCCACCGCATACAACGCCTGCTGCGGACGCTCAGGCTCAAACGACATACGCCTCGCATACTCGTCATAACCCTTCCCCGAACCATTCACCAGCCAGCCACGGCCAGTCACATACTGATGCCAATGCCCCATGTTCACATGGTCAATCGGCAACCCCTGCGCCTGCTGCGAGTTCCGAAGCTTCGTAACGTACCGCATGATCGGAGGCCAGATACCGCCGATCCCGCCACCACCACGCGCCCCATCGCCATGCACAAACAGATGGTTCTCGTCATAGATCGGAACCCGCACATCCGACGACCGAGAGATAGCGAAATGGAACCGGTCATCGTCGTCCAACATCATCGCCACCATGTGATAGATCAGCCAAGTAAACGACGACTCGGCCCGACGTTTCATCGGCGTGCGCTTATCCAACCGGTCATGGTTGCCATCGACACACGGCACCACAATCCGGTCAATGCCCGTCTCATCGGCCAGGAACCGTAGCCCGGCAGCGATCCGAGGCACCCACCGGGTGATCGTCTCCGGTGTCGTGAACTCGTTCGTTCTCGCCAACTCGTCGTGAATGTCGCCCGACACCATGTCGCCCATCAACGCCGCCACAAGATACGGCATCTGGTATCCGTTCAGGTGCCGCTTCAACATCTCCGGCGTCTGATGCAACACCCGTTCCCACCGCACATTCGCAATCTCATCGTTGTACGCGTTGTAACCCGACATCGTGCGAGGATCAACAACCTCACCGAAATGCCAGTCCGACAACAACAACACCGGGGCCGCTATGTGCTTCGACGCCGGCCTACGTTTCGGGGAAGTCCACTTGGGGATCTTGGTAAGCCTCGCCTCCAACGACGTAGCGATACGAAGGTCACGTTCTAACCGTTCGATCTCTTTGATTAGTCTCCGGTTCTCGGCACGAAGCGTGTCCGGGGGAGGCCCTTTCGCAAGATCACCCATCGCACTTGCAATCGCCTCGACGGTGCCGCTGGATCACGCCGGCAGACAAGTCGATCCCATGATCGGAACAGCGTCTCGACAACGCTCTCGCCTCGATGCCCCTGTCGGCCACCCACTCCCGCAGCGCATCAGCGTCCTCGGCGTCAAGCCCGCCGCTTTCCAACACCTTCGCTACCCGACACTGCGTGCCTGGGGTGCCCCCCACAATCGGGCGGCTGTCATCTGCGAACGCTCCCATATGGTTCCTTTCGTTGGTTGAAACCATTCTACACAACAGTCACGGCCCGTGGCCGGATGACCTTGGCCCGGCGAACCCTTCCGGGTAACGAGGACCGTTCGGTTCAACAGGCGGCTTAACCTTGTTCTCAGCAAACCACGCCAGATACGTCTGGATCAGCGCCTCCGCATAGCCGAGACGA